GCCGACGACGACAAGTCGCCCGAGCTGCAAGCTGCCGAGAAGCAGATCGAGGAGATGGGCGGGATGCTCCAGCAGATGCAGGGCGCGCTCAAGAACGTCGAGCAGTCGATCGAGGCGCAGGAGATGCGCACCAAGCAGTTCGAGGCTCAGGTCAAGGCGTACGACGCTGAGACCAAGCGCATCGGCATCATGCAGGCAGGCATGACACCGGAGCAAATCCAAGATACAATCGACGGCACCATCGACGCGGCCATGCAAACGGGCGATCTTGCCCCTCAGACGCTGACCCCGCAGCAACCGCAACCACAGATGTGAGATAGCCCATGTCCCGTATCGTTCCGCTTCCCGCCGTAAACACCGTCGTTGACAACACCGTAGCCCTCATTGGCGCGGACGGTTCGGTCGCGTCTTTCGGGGGCTTTGTGTCCTCGGCCACGTTTACGCCGGCTGCTGCGGCCTACGCGGCAAACGACATCATCGAGGGTGCGAAAGCGTTTTCGCTGATTGGCCCGTCCACGGGCGGTGCCATCCTGATCACGAACACCAGGCTGCGGGTTGACGCTTCGGCGGTGCAGTCGGGCGAAACGTCCTACACCATCCAACTCTACACGGTGACCCCGCCCTCGGCCTTGGCTGACAACGCGGCTTGGGACTTGCCCTCGGGCGACCGTGCGTCCTACGTCGGGTCTATCGCTCTGGGCACCGTGGTGGACGTTGGCTCGACCCTCTACGTCGAACAGACCGGCTTGACCAAGCAGATCACTGTCCCCGCTGGCGGCTCGCTGTTTGGCTATCTGGTGACCAACGGCGCGTTTACGGCCACCGCTGCGGCCCGTGTCGTGACCCTGATGGCCCTGTCCGCATGAGACCGTCGCTCCGACAGGTTTTGTTCAGGTCTGCTGGCCTTGACCTGAACTTTGCGGGCGGCGTCTTCAGCCTGAACAACACCCGCACGTCTAACCCTGCCAACATCCCCGGCTGGTCGTTCTCCCGCACGGACACGAACGGCATCGCGACTGCGCTGGACCTCGCTGGGAACGTCATCCAGTTTGCCACGGGCGTCCCCCGCATCACGAACCGAGGGATACTGGTTGAGGAAGCGCGGACGAACCTGCTGCTGAACTCGGCAACGCTTTCGACGCAAACTGTTACGACCACAGCGGTAGCTCACACCTTGTCGTTCTACGGCACGGGAACGGTCACGCTAACGGGTGCATCGACAGCCGGACCCCTTGTCGGGACGGGCGCAAACAACCGTGTAACGCTAACATTTACGCCGATTGTCGGCCCACTACTTCTAACCGTTACAGGCTCAGTGACGCTGGCTCAAGTTGAGGTTGGAGCCTTCGCCACCTCCCCCATCATCACCACAGGAGCGGCGGGGACGCGGGGGGCTGATAGTGCGCTCGTCAACTCATTACCGGCGCTGCCAACTGCGTTTACGATGGGTGCCGAATGGTCGCGTGAAGGCGGAACCGACGCCGCCACGTCTTATCGCGTGGCAAGCCTTTCTCGCGTTGCTGACGACTCATATTCAGAGATTTACCAACGTCACACCAACAACGTCGTTCGGGCGTTTCAGAGAACATTGGCCGCTAACCAAGCCGACGTTACTCTCGGCACAGGATCGATTGGGGCTGTTCAACGCGCTGCGGCTCGCTTTGTTACAAACGATGTAACCGGGTCATTTAACGGGGCTGCGGTAGTGTCTGACACGGTTGTCACCATGCCCGCGTCCCCGCCGCTTTCTTTTGCGGTTGGCTCTACGAATGGCACCTCCGCTTGGCTTAACGGTTACATTCGCCGCGTTCAGGTTCTCCCCTACGCGGCCACTGACGCCCAACTCCAAGCCCTGACCGCGCCATGACCCGCCGCCTCGGACTGCTGGCTGCGTTTGCCTTCTCCGGCCTGTTCTGGTGGTGGCTGTTCACTCTGCTGCCGTCCGGTGGCTCAGACTGGCGAGACAGGCCCCCGACCCGCTTCCAGCGCGACGCAACGGCGGGCGTGGTGTTCACGACCGAGGCTAGGGTCCAGCGTATGTGTCCCCAGGTTCGCAACGCGGTGGGCTGCACGGTCGGCGGCACGATCTACGTCCCCAACCCCTGCCGCTGGGGCGACGGCTACGCCACGCTGATGTGTCATGAGATGGCGCACGTTAGCGGGTGGAGCGCCTCCCATGAGCGTTGAGCAAAATGCCAACCCTGTGATACGGTCCCGCGTCGCCTAACCAAGGATCCAGCCAAAATGACCGCAGGTAAGACAGTCCCGGAGTTGACGGCGGAAACGCCGCCGATCGTCGGCACCGACGAGCTGGTGGTCTATCGCGCCCCTGGCCCGCTCAAGCGCGCAACCGCGTCGGTGTTTTCCGACTACATCAAGGCGTTCTATTCGGCCTCGGGCGGGTCCGCGCTGGTTGGCCTTCTGCAATCCGGCACGGGGGCGGTGGCTGAGACCGTGCAGACTGCGGTGCGCCGCGTCGTTTACCCGGAGCAATACGGCGCGGTTGGCGACGGCTCTACCGACGACGCCACGGCCATGCAGAACGCAATCACGGCAGCGGCTGCGGCTAACGCTGTCCTGACCTTGCGACCGGGCAGGAACTATCGCTGCGCGACCGGCCTGACCATCCCGGCGAACTCCACTATCGACTTCCAAGGCGCGACGATCTCGACGGCTGCGAACATCACGCTCCTGTCGATCACCGCCTCGAACGTCACGCTGATCCAGCCCAAGCTGCGCGGACCTTCCGGCACATACAACGCCACGTCCATCGGCATTTACCTGTCCGGCACGGTCAACGGCGCGGCGGTCGCCCCGACGTTTATTTCCGACATCAAAATCCTTGAGCCGGATATTCAAGACTTCGGCTATCTCTGCATCCAGCCGCTTTATGTCGAGCGCATGGTCATCACGAACCCTGTCGCCAAGAACTTCGGCTACGGGTTTATGGTCACGCAGGGAACCCGCGACTGTTACGGCGTCGGCGGTATCTTTCTTGATGCGACCGGCTTGGTTGGCGGCGGTGCTCTTGAGTGCTTCGCCGTGTCGTGGTCGGGCAATGACGGCTCTACGGATTACGTTCGTTATCCGAACTCGGAGCGTTGCGTCTGGTTCGGCGGGTTTGCCAAGGGCTTTTCTTGGCAACCGTTTGACACGCACGGCGGGGTGGATTGCGGCTTTATCGGGCCGGTCATCCGCGACAGTCGCCGGGCAGTTTGGCTTACGGCACGGTCATCTGCGCTTGGCCCTGTCCGATGTTTTGCAAGGGACGTTGACGCGGTGAACACATCCACTGCGTTTGCGACTTATGCGGACGGCAACGAGCAGCGCGGCGAGGCTTTTTTGATCGCGGGTGCTGCTGACACGAACGCCTCCACTCGCGCTCAAGGCTGCTATATCAGCGGTCGGGCAACCGGCTTTGGTGGATTGGTCGGGACGATTGGCGCGGCGAAAATCCAATGCACAGACAACGCTTGCGGCATGGATGTTGAGCTTATCAACCCCTACGCCGCAGGGCTTGAAATCAACACGGGCGCGCGAGGCTTCTATCGGGCGGTCATGGACAACGTGCAAAGCCCTGGCACTGGCGGGTCCACAACCCAACCTCGGTATGTCGGGCTTACGTCGTCCGGTTCAGACGTGGTGTCAGTTCGCCTTGAGGTCAATCTGCTGCGGTCTGACGCGGCGCTAAACACCTATGTCGGGACGCGAGCTTTTGTCAGCAGCACGGGCCTGACGAATAGCGCGGTGGATTTCACCCGCTTTATGGCCGACCCCGCAATCGCGACCGGGGTTTCTCAAGACGGCATCGCGCTGGGCGAATACCCGGCTTCGTTCCTTCTTAGCGTGGCGGGGATTGACGGCACTACAAACATGGCAATTACAATCCGACGCGAGGGTCCGTGGGCTATTATGAGCAGCACGGCTTTGCTTAGTGGCACGTCGAACTCTACGGCGTTTACGCTCGGAACGACAATTCCGCTTCCGACTTATATGCGCCCGTCCGGCACCCGCCGCCTGTATGCAAAGGTGATGGATAATGGCACTGCGACGTGGGGCGAGGCCACGCTGTCGACGGGCGGCGTCTTTACCTTGTATCGGGACATGGCCGAAAACACATGGACCGGCAGCGGCACAAAACGGCTTTATGACTTCACTTGGCGCTGGTTGGTTTAATCATGACCCTACATTCCGACGCTCGTAAACTAAACTGGGCCATGATTGGCGTAATTGTGGCGCTAGTCGCTCAAGCCGCTACGCTCATTTTCTGGGGCGGTGGCATCAATCAGCGCGTTGCTACGCTGGAGCGAACAGTTGCGCCGCTGGCTGACGGGACGCTTGCCCGTCTGGACGAGCGGACCAAGGCCATGAAGGAGCAGTTAGACCGCATCGAGCAGGACAGGAAGCCGTGACCCCCCTCGACCTGCGCCAGCTCGTCTCGACCCTCCTGCCCTACGCGACCATCATCGCCGCCATGGGCTTTGCCCTGGCGGGCGTCGACGCGACGATCGTGTCTCTGGTCGCCGGCGGGTGCCTTGCGGCAATCGACCCGCGCCGCAGCCAGACGCCGCCTGCCCCGTTGCCTGAAAGTCCTCAGCCATGAGCAAGGCTCTGTTCGACGCCGTCCGCGCCATCAAGGGGTCTGCGCTGACGCAGGCCGACGTTGACCTTGTAAACGCCGCCATTGCGCCGCTGCCCGCCGCCAAGCGCGTCAGCAAGGCGGGCGTCGACCTGATCCACTCGTTTGAGAGCTGCAAGCTGACGGCCTACCCCGACCCTGGCTCGCGCGACGGGCACCCGTGGACGATCGGCTGGGGCAGCACGGGGCCGGGCATCGCCAAAGGCGTCGTCTGGACACAGGCGCAGGCTGACGCGCGCTTCCTCGCGGATCTCGGGCGGTTCGAGAAGGGTGTAGCCCTGATGGCCCCGGTGACGACGCAGAGCCAATTCGACGCGCTCGTGTCGTTCGCCTACAATGTCGGTCTGTCGGCGCTCAACGACAGCACGCTGCTGCGGCTGCACAAGGCGGGCGACTACGCAGGCGCGAAGGCTCAGTTCGCGCGTTGGGACAAGAACGACGGCAAGGTCATAAAGGGTTTGGCCCGCCGCCGCGCCGCCGAGGCCGCGCTATACGGAGCCGCGACATGATCCCGCAGGAAATCCGCCGCATCGTCTACATCGGCGCGTTGCTCATCGCGCTAATGTTTGCCGTGCTGACCCTGTCGTGGTGTGCCGACCGCGCCCGCGTCAAGGAGATGCGCGCGCAAGCCACTGTTGCCGCAGCGACCGGCAAGGCACTGGACGCCGTCGTGACCGAGACCGCCACCATCCGCCAGGAACAAGTGGAGAAGCAAAATGAAGTCAAGAAGCTCAACGGCGCTGGCCTGCGCCTGCCTGACAACTTTGGCCGTGACCTTGAGCGGGTGCGCCGCCAGCGCGGCGAGGGTGACGGTCCCCGATAGCCTCAAGGCTCCCTGCGTGTCGACGGTCGACGTGTCGGGTGCTGAGACGGTAGGTGATTTGGGCAACGCCATCATCCAAGGCGACGCCGACCTGCGTGTCTGTTCCGTCCGCAAGGACGCCGTCGTCGCCATCGCCGAGAGCCAGAACCGTCGCTGGTGGCAGGTGTTCTAAACCCTGTTGCCAAAAAGCCGCGACAGCAGTAGCTTATGTGTCACTCTACCGGCGGAGCGCACCGGGGGTTCTCAGAGAGCCAACATGACCGACGAAAGCCCAGCGGGGGTTGAAGCCGCGCCGGAACTGGAGGCCACGGCCCCTCCTGTTGCCGAAGTCCAAACGCCGGAAGACGTTGCGCCCAAGACCTTCAGCCAGGAAGAACTGGATGCGGTCGTCAGCAAGCGTCTCGCACGAGAGCAGCGTAAATGGGAACGAGAGCAACAGCGCCAAGCGCCGCCGCCCGCCCCCCTTCCGCCGGCTGACCAGTTCGAGAGCACCGAGGCATACGCCGAGGCGCTGGCAGAACAAAAGGCACTTGCCTTGGTCGAGCAGAGGGAGCGGCAGCGTCAGCAGGACGCCGTTGTTGAAGCCTATTTCGACCGCGAGGAGCAGGCCCTCGGCAAGTATGACGACTTCAAACAGGTCGCCTACAACCCGTCCCTGCCGATCACCGCCGAGATGGCCGAAACCATCCGCGCCTCCGACCAAGGCCCCGACGTGCTTTACCACCTCGGGTCCAATCCGGCGGAAGCGTCACGGATCTCGAAACTGTCGCCGCTCTTGCAGGCCAAGGAGATCGGACGGATTGAGGCTGCTCTGGCAGCGTCGCCCCCGGTCAAACGCACCACCTCCGCACCACCGCCTATCTCACCTGTCACGCCTACCAGCAACGGCACTCCAGCCTACGACACCACCGACCCCCGCTCTGTAGCTTCCATGAGCACGTCGGAATGGATCGAGCAAGAACGGCAACGGCAGATAAGAAAAGCGGCCAGATAACCCCCTCTGCAAGGAACCACTGCTGTGGCCAACTCTCTGCTTACCATTGACATGATCACCAGGAAGGCCCTGGAGATTTTCGAAAACAACCTCGTCCTGACGCGGAACATCAACCGCCAATACGACGACAGCTTCGCCAAGGAAGGTGCCAAGATCGGCTCCACCCTGCGCATCCGCCTGCCCGACCGCACCCTCGTCACCGACGGTGCCGCCCTGCAAGTGCAGGACGAGAACGAGCAGTTCACCACGATGTCGGTGTCCAACCAGAAGCACATCGGCGTCAACTTCACGACCGCCGAAATGGCTCTGTCGCTGGACGACTTCGCTGACCGCATCCTCAAGCCGCGCATCAGCCAGCTCGCCGCCAGCGTCGACGCTGACGTCGCCAACGTCTACAAGGACGTCTACAACGCCGTCGGTACCGCCGCCGTCACCCCCGCCACCTCTGAGGTTCTGCTGGCTGGCCAGCGCGTCCTCAACGAGGGTGCGGTCCCGATGGACATGCGCTATGCGACCGTCAACCCTGCCGCAAACGCCGGCCTGGTCGAAGGTCTCAAGGGCCTGTTCAACCCCGGCCCGACCATCAGCCGTCAGTTCAAGAGCGGCATGATGGGCGAAGGCGTGCTCGGCTACGACGAGATCAACATGTCGCAGTCGATCAAAGTCCACGCCTACGGCACCCGTGCCGCTACCGGCGCTACCGTGACGACCACCGTCGCCACGCAGGGCCAGTCGACCATCAACATCACCGGCACCGGCACGCAGGTCATCAACAAGGGCGACACGTTCACGATCGACGCCGTGTTCGCCGTTAACCCGCAGACCCGCGAAAGCACCGGCCAACTCCAGCGTTTCGTCTGCACGGCCACCAACACGGCAGCCGGCGGTGCCTACACCTCGGTCGCCATCTCGCCGCCGATCTACACGTCGTCCGAGGCCCTGGCCACGGTCAACTCGTTCCCGCAGTCCGGCGCTGCCATCATCTTCAACGGCGTCGCCTCGACCTCGGCTCCGCAGAACTTGATCTACCACAAGGACGCTTTCGCGTTCGCCACCGCCGACCTCCTGCTCCCGCAGGGCGTCGACATGGCCTCGCGTCAAGTCCACAACGGCATCTCGATGCGTATCGTCCGCGATTACGACATCAACAACGACCGCATGCCCTGCCGCATCGACGTCCTCTACGGCTACGCCGCCATCCGTCCCGCCGCTGCCACCCGGCTGCTCGGCTAACCCCCAGCGCAAGGAAAACGAACATGACTATCGCGAACATCGGCGGCGGCTCCCAGATCGGCGACGGCAACCTCAACGAGGTTGTTCTCGCCGCCATCCCGGCCCCGCTGACCGCCACCGGCGACGCCACCCTCTCGGTGGCTCAACTGACCGGCGGCATCCTGCTCGGCAGCCCCGGCTCGTCCGCTGCTGCCTACACCCTGCCGACCGCTGCCCTCTTGGACGCTGCCCTCGGCAACGCCAAGATCGGCTCGGCGTTCGACCTGAACGTCGTCAACGTCAACGGCTCCGGCGGCGGCATCATCACGATGACCACCGCTACTGGCTGGAGCCTCGTTGGCCTCATGACCGTCGCGGCCACCGCCGGCACCGCCCAAGTCTTCCGCGCCCGCAAGACGGGCGACGCGACCTGGGTTCTCTACCGCTACGGCTAACGCCTACCCCGCCCCGCCTTAACCGGCGGGGCGGTCCTACCTTCGCCAACGACAGGACGACAGCATGACGACCGCAGGAGACATCATCTACGGCGCGCTCCGGCTGATCGGTCAACTGGCCGAGGGCGAGGTCCCGTCAGCGGACACGGCGCAGGACGCGCTGGCCGCGATGAACATGATGATTGATAGCTGGGGCACTGAGAGGCTCGCTGTCTACGCCACCCAAGACCAGACATTCACATGGCCCGCAGGGCAGGCAGTCCGCACGCTCGGGCCGACCGGCGACTTCGTCGGCCTGCGCCCCGTGCTGCTCGACGACGCCACCTACTACGTCGACCCGCAGGGCTTGGCGTTCATGCCTGCCATCATCAACGAGGCGGAATACAACGCCATCGTCCTCAAGACGGTGACGAGCACCTATCCGCAGGTCATCTACGCCGAGCCGTCGAACCCGAACGCGACGTACTCGATCTACCCGGTACCGACGCAGGCGCTGGTGTGGCACTTCATCTCGGTGCTGGAGCTGTCGCAGCCCGCGACGCTCGGCACGGAATTGGTCTTCCCGCCCGGCTACCTGCGCGCCTTCCGCTACAATCTGGCCTGCGAACTGGCCCCGGAGTTCGGCGTCGAGCCGTCGCCGCAGGTGACCCGCGTCGCTATGGTGTCCAAGCGGAACCTCAAGCGGATCAACAATCCGGGCGACATCATGGCCATGCCGTCGGGTATCATGGGTTCGCCAGGGCGCTACAACATCTACACCAACCAGCCGAACTGACGTGAAGAGCCCCATTCTAGGATCCAGCTATGTCGTCCGCAGCGTCAACGCTGCCGACAACCGCATGGTCAACCTGTATCCCGAGGTCATGACCGAGGGCGGGCTGGAGGCGGCGTATCTGCAACGGTGCCCCGGCCTGCGGTTTATCTCGACCGTCGGCGCAGGCCCTATCCAAGGGCTTTGGTCGAACGGCAACACCGGCTACGTCGTATCTGGCCAGTCGTTCTACTCGGTCACGTCCGCCGGCGTCTCGACGCTGATCGGCACGATCGAGAACAGCGGCCCGGTGTCGATGGCCGACAATGGCACGCAACTGTTCATCGCTGCCGACCCCAAGGGCTACATCTACAACTTCGACACCGGCGTGCTGGCCGAGATCACCGACGAGGATTTTCCGGGTGCCAGCACCGTCGCCTACCTCGACGGCTATTTTGTCTTCACGGAACCTAACTCGCAGCGCATCTGGGTCACCACCCTGTTCGACGGCAACAGCGTAGATCCGCTTGACTTCGCCAGCGCCGAGGGTGCGCCTGACGACGTGGTCGGTCTGGTCGCCAACCACCGCGAGGTGTGGGTGCTGGGCACCAACTCGACCGAGGTCTGGTATAACTCGGGCGACGCCGACTTCCCTCTGGCCCGCATCCAAGGGGCTTACAACGAGGTCGGCTGCGTCGCGCCTAACTCGATCGCCAAGCTGGACAACAGCATCACCTGGCTGGGTCAGGACGCCCGTGGGCGCGGCATCGTCTACCGCGCCAACGGCTATCAGGCCGAGCGCATCTCGACGCACGCCGTCGAGTTCGCCATCCAGAGCTACACCGACATGACGGACGCGGTGGCCTACTCCTACCAACAGGACGGCCACGAGTTCTACGTCCTCAACTTCCCGCTGGCCGACACGACATGGGTGTTCGACGCTGCGACGCGGGCGTGGCACGAGCGGCGCGGCCTCAAGAACGGCGTGTTTACGCGGCATCGGTCCAACTGCTTTGTCAACTTCAACGGCCTGCTAGTCGTCGGCGACTTCGAGAACGGCAACCTCTACGAACTGGACCTCGACACCTACGCTGACAACAGCTTGGTCCAGAAGTGGCTGCGGCGGTGGCGGGCGCTGCCGACCGGCGGCAACGACTTCAAGCGCACCGCGCACCACGCCTTGCAACTGGTCTGTGAGACCGGCGTCGGCTTGGTCGGCTACGGAGACGACGAGCTGCTGCTGGTCGAGACAGGCGTCGATCTGCTGGTGTCGGAGGGCATCCCGTTGCTGCTGGGCTACCCCGTCACCGAAGGGGCGGACCCGCAAATCATGCTGCGCTGGTCCGACGACGGCGGGCACACTTGGTCGAAGGAGCACTGGCGGTCGATGGGGCTGATCGGCCAGTCCTCGACGCGCGTCATCTGGCGTCGGCTGGGCATGACCGACAAACTGCGCGACCGCGTCTACGAGGTGTCGGGCACCGCCCCCGTCAAGGTGGCGATCATGGGTGCCGAGCTGACCGTGAGCGGCACCAATGGCTGACATCACCTCGATCCCCGCCGCGCGCGTCCCGGTGCTGGAGCCGGGCACGGCGATCATGTCGCGGGAATGGTATCGGTTCCTGTTCAACCAGTTCAGCCAGACCGGCAGCGGCACCACCGACATCTCTATCAGCGACCTTGCCCTTGCGCCGTTCAGCGGTGCCGAGGCCGAGGCGATGATGGACCTGGTGCGTGCCGACGTGCAGGGCCTGCTGTCCGCGCCGCCTCTGGTGCCGCCGCAGGGCTACGCGGGCGGGTTCGCCAGCACAGCCACGCAGACACTGTCGGGCGCGAGCGCGGCGAACGCCGTGACGTTCAACACCACCAACTACGCCAACGGCGTCAGCCT